ATGGCCTATGCGACCGCGTTTTCGGATGAGGAGAGGGAACCGTTTTTCGCATGGACCTGACCCGCACCGCCGCCCTTTCTGTCATCGCTGGCTGTGTGTTGGGCGTGGTTGCTGCGGTCGCCTACTTCGACTGGCGGGCCGGTGTGCTGACTGTTGGCGTGTTGTTGGTGGTCGGCGGGCTTCAATCTTTGAGGAGTACCAGTGGTTGATGTTCTCGCCGCGCTCACGCGCTCCAAATCAGAGAAACGTCTGAGCCTGTCCGACGTCGCACCCCTCTTCGGGTTCGACGGGCACATGTACCCCTATCAGTTACAGCAGACCCTCCACGGCAATAGGGAAGAGATTCGGGGGAATTTCGCCGGGTACGTGAACGGGGCTTACAGGTCGAACGGGATCGTCTTCGCTATTGAACTTATCCGCATGTCAGTGTTTGCCGACGCCCGGTTCGCTTTTCGCAGTTTGGAGAACGGCAGGCCGGGCGACCTGTTTTGGAATCGGAACCTGAACGTTCTGCGTCACCCGTGGCCGAACGCAACAACCGGCGATCTGTTGACTCGAGCGATTGTCGATGTCGACCTTGCCGGTAACCATTTTGCGGTTCGTTCCGACAGTCAAATACGCCGTTTGCGGCCCGATTGGGTTTCTATCCTGCTGGGGTCTGACCGCCCGAATATCGACGCCGTCGACGACCCCGACGCCGAAGTTCTCGGGTACCTGTACCACCCCGGCGGCGACAAGAGTTCCGACCCGATCACCTACCTTCCCGAAGAGGTGGCGCATTGGGCTCCGATTCCCGACCCGATAGCGAACTTTCGTGGCATGTCGTGGTTGACGCCGGTTCTGCGAGATATTGAAACAGACAAGCAGTCGACCGTCCATAAACAGAAGTTTTTGGAGAACGGGGCGACTCCGAACATGATCGTCACGTTCGACGCCGAGCAGTCCGTTGAGAAAATGCAGAAGTACATCGCTGTGTTCAACGAGAACCATCAGGGCGCAACGAACGCATACAAAACCTTGTTCATGGGAGGCGGTGCCTCTGCCGATGTGGTCGGTAAAGACTTCCGTCAGCTCGACTTCAAGGCTGTTCAAGGTGCCGGAGAAACGAGGATTGCGGCTGCCGGGGGTATCCACCCGACCGTAATCGGTTTGTCGGAAGGGTTGCAGGGCGCATCGTTGAACGCCGGAAACTACGCCGCGGCCCGGAGGTCGACCGCTGACCGGACCTTCCGCCCGTTGTGGCGGTCGTTGTGCGGCTCATACGAAACCCTTGTAACCCCGCCCCGCAACGCAGAACTGTGGGTCGACCTCGATGGGGTGGCCTTCCTGCGGGAAGACCAGAAGGACGCCGCGGAAATCATGGCGATCAAGGCGACAACTATCGCAACGCTCGTCCGCGAAGGTTTCACCGCCGAATCCGTGGTGCGGTATGTCACCGCAGACAACGCGAAGCTGTTGGAACACACCGGCGCCCTGTCCGTCCAACTTGTAGGCCCAGCCGCGCAACCAGATCCCCTCCCCGACCCCGAAGAGGTTGATAATGAGTGATATCCGTGAACGTTTCGCACAGGAGTTAGGCCCTGGCGGTTTGGAAGCCCGCGGCTATGTGAACGAGGTGCGTGCCGGTGATGCGACGAGCGGGTTGACCATTTCGGGTCTCGGTTCGCCATACGATCAAATGACTCGTATTGAAGGCTTTTTCGAGGAGTGGGACGAGACCGTCGCTGCCGGAGCGTGGAAACGGACGATCAGCAAACCCGACGCCGACATCATCTCCACCTTCAACCACAACGTAGACAACCTGTTGGGCCGTACCACCGCCGGCACTCTTGCTCTCGAAGAGTCAGCCGACGGACTGCTCTATGCGACGGAGATCAACGCTGCCGACCCCAACGCAGTCGGCATCCATGCTCGTGTTGCCCGCCGTGACGTGTCCGGTTCCTCGGTCTGGTTCCGGGTGTTGAAAGACCTGTGGGAGGAACCCACCGAAGACAACGAGTTGGAAGTCGCCAAACGGACGATCCTCGAAGCGGAATTATTCGAGGTAGGTCCCGTCACCTTCCCCGCCTTCTCCCAGACAACCTCCGAGGCGTCAGCGGCCGGGTTCCCCCGGTTGGGAGTCTCCCGGTCGTCGCTTGCCGTGTTGGACGGTGTCCTGTCCGCGGCGGGCGTGACCCGCTCCCGTCCCTCATACGCCAACAGACTTCTTGCCGACCCCGTCCGCGCAGAACCGGTGATTCGAGCGTTGTTCGCTCGTGCCCCCGAACTCCGCGAGAAGGTCTGCGAGCTGAACCCAGACCACGCCGCCGCCGCTCCCCCTTCTGTGGGTACGCCGCAGCCGCTCGTCGCCCGCCGCCAACGACACGCTGAACGTGTCCTCGACTGGCGGTCTCTAACCGAGTCGAAGTAGCACTTCGACACACCCCCATTTTGAAAGGACTATCTCTAATGGATAGGACCAAGCTAGAAGCGCGCCTTCAGGTGATTGCTGAGGAGGCCACGGAACTGCTCGATGAGCAGCGTGTCTCCAACGACCGCCCGGAGGAAGAGCGCACCGAAGAGCACGAAGAGGCATATGAGGCTAACGAGTCTCGCCTCGACGAACTCACCAAAGAACGCAAAAAGGTTGAAGGCCAACTGTCCCGGCTCGCACGGATTGACAAACTCGCCAAGGACGAGAAAAACCTTGTCGAAGGTGTCTCGTTCAACGTCGACACCAAGAGAGACCCGTTCGACCTGAACGACCTCCGGTGGAACACCCCGACCGACGAACTCCGCAGCCGTGCGAGGACCGCGGTCGAGGAAGTCGAGTCGAACATGTCCGACGACGAGCGTGAGGCCGTCACCCGGAAACTGTCGACGACCGACGACCCCCGGGGGATCATCCCGAACCTGATCATCAGGACCGGCAATCCGTACTACCGGAAAGCCTTTCAGAAGGCGATGGCCGGCAGGATGGACCTCTGGACACACGAGGAGCGGACTGCTGTCGCGACTCTCGAGGAGTACAGGACAGCTATGGGGCTCACCGGTTCCCAGGGTGGTTTCGCGGTTCCGTTCACTTTGGACCCGACGCTGATCCTGACCAACGCCGGCACGTCGAACCCGATCCGCCAGGTCGCACGTCAAGTGTCGATCACCACGGACGCGTGGAACGGCCTGTCGTCTGCTGGTGCTACCGCCGCGTGGCTGGCTGAGTCAACGGAAGCGTCCGAGTCGACGGTCACGTTCGCACAGCCGAACATCCCCGTCTACAAGGGTGCCGCGTTTGTGCGTGGGTCGATTGAGATCACCCAGGACTACCAGTCGATCGAGTCGGATATCGGCATGGTCATCGCTGACGCGAAGGACCGCCTGGAAGGTACGGCCTTCCATCGTGGTGCCGGTTCGACAGAACCGACCGGAATCCTGACAGCACTCGACGGTTCAGCCTCCGAGGTTGCCGACTCCGGTGCTGAAGGTTCGATGCAGGTCTCCGACGTGTACCGGGTCCAGCAGGCGCTGCCGCCTCGCTACCGGGCCGGTGCCGTCTGGCTTGCTGAACTGTCAACGATCAACACGATCCGCCAGTTCGCCACAGCGAACAACTACCACGGGTTCCTCACGGACCTCGCTGGTGACACTCCCCCGATCATGTTGGGTAGGAGACTGTTCGAGTCTTCGGACATGGACGCCTTCGCCGACATCGACACAGCCGCCACCGAGGACAACCATGTTCTCCTCTACGGCGACTTCTCGAACTACGTGATCGTGGATCGGATCGGCCTGTCGTTGGAGTTCATCCCCAACCTGGTTGGCGGGACCGCCAACTTCCCCACTGGTGAGCGAGGCTGGTTTGCTCACTGGCGTGTGGGTGCAGACTCGATCGTCGACAACGCCTTCCGCGTTCTCAACATCGTCACCGCTGCCTAACCAAACGGATAAAGGGACCGGGTTAACCCCCGGTCCCTTGTCCTCTCTCTTAAGGAGCCTTTCATGGCTAAACCACAATTCGGGTTCGACCCGCCCCAACCTGTCACCGTGCTCGCATCCGCCGCCCACACCGCCACTTCCACGTCTCAGTGGTACGACGGGGTCCCATCCCAATATCGGGGTGTCCTCATCGTCCTTGATGTGACAGCGGCGACTACCGGGACGGTCACGCTCACAGTCGAGACCGACGATGGTGCTGGTATTGACGATGCGCTTGTAGGTTCTGCGATCACCAATACGGGTACGACGATGCTGCTGCTCCACCCGTCCGCCCCGACCGATCGGGCGAATGCGGTGGAGAAGACCTCCCTCCTCTACAAGTGGCGTGTCGAGGCCGCCAAGAGCGACGCCACAGCCAAGACGTATTCGATCCAGGCCTACTTCCTCCCATAAAGGAGCTGATGATGAAACAAGTTGTAGCCGTACG